GTTGTACATAATGCGAAACCAAGGTTTGATAATTGCCCGTCAATGTACCCGCTTCCACCTGGGTTAAAATGTACCGATACAATTTTGTTCCCAACAATTCTTGAACTTGAATATCTTGGGCGATTTTCACGAATGGGTAGATTTTGTCTACATCCACATTACCACCCAATTGGGTATACTTAAAAATCAACTCTTTGTCGATTAATAGAATATCATCGTTTGCGTACATCTTATTTGTTCTTTAATGATCCTTTGTTTGGCATATCAATGGGCCTTGTTTTGGCAGTATCCCACCCGCTTGGTGAAAATGGCACCCCCACCTTATCCGCTGATTTGTTTGAAACCTCATTGTAGTTTTCCAAGTTTCTATTATCCCCCGTTTCACCAGGTTGTTTTGGCAAAAACTTTCCTTTGACTTGTTTGCGTCTAAATGTCAATCGTTCCCATCGGTGGTGGCAATTAACACCGCCTTTGTATTTCCAAATTGAATAGGTGGATTCACCTTGTGGTGCGAATTGTCCGTTCACACCCGCATCACCCATGGCGATGATATCTTCACGGCGATAAATTACTCCCCCTTTGGATTCTTGAACCATTGCAGTACAAAACTGCCTTGAATTGTTGGATACGAAATTAGGGCCGTACCGATAACGGATTTTGTACACCCCTTTATCATCATCACTTTTTTTATTGGGGTTTTCATACGCCAAGTTAAATTTCAATTCTTCATCGGCATCGGTAACTTCCGTAACATCAATAAGTTCCCACTCATCCGTGTTAATTGTTTCGCCCTTGCCTTTCAAATGTTCCAACCAAGAATTTTCATCCTCGATGGTCATATCCTTCAATTCACTCTTTTTTTTTTCGGCTGATAATGATACGCCCGTTTCTTCCTCACGGGTTTCATCGTCAATGATGTTACCACTCAAATCGGTGAATTCAAGGGGTTGCAAGGTCTTGAAATAAAGATTCAAATTGTACCCATTGAAGTTTAACACCTGGGTAACGGCATCAATAATCAATCTTTGGAATGGTCGTACTACCACATTATCAAAAAGGATAGATGCGGTTTTCATTTCATCGGCATTGTTACCGAATCCCGTGTTATCCTTAATACCCAACAACATTGGTGAAACAACGCGGTGCGATACCATGATTTTTTGCATCGCCTCACCACTCAAAAATTGATATTGGTTGTGGGCATCACTCAATTGCACGGGGGTAATATCCGCTTTGGAATCCGCCCCATCGTTCCATGAAATAATAAATCTTCCCGCATTGGATGAACCACCAAACTTTTGTTTGATTTGGGCTTCAACTGTATCTTTTACCTCTGCGGGTGGTTGCCCATTGTTGAAGTTTATCAACATTGAAGGTGCCAAACCATTCATGATGTTGTTGATGTGGAAATTGGAAATCTCCGCTTCCAAGTTGGCATATTGCGTACCTCCTTGGTAATCCACGGGTGCGAAGTAAAAAGAACCCGTTGAATATGGTTTGATTGTAAGGATACATTCGTTTGCGTTTTGGTCGTAACCAAATGCCCTAAACTCAATTGGCGTATGGCCACGCTTCAAATTCGCCCAATCGGGGCAATAATAATACTTTTCAATTTCACCCTTTTCGTTGCACTTTGCGGGGCGAAGGGTTTGTTGTGGAAAGTGTTTGGCTTGTACATACTTTTTGCGATCCTTTGACTTCACCAATTGGAACGATGCTTGCCCCAACATTTTCAAATCCATGGCAATGGCACGGATGCAATCGTTGGAAAACATCTTTTTGAATTCAATATATCCCGCCAAATCCCTTGATGCCTTGGTTACTTCCAACCCCTTACCGAAAATTTGGTCAACTGTGCCTTTGATACACGCATTGTTGGTTGGTGATGAATGGTACAAATCAATCAAGTATTGGTAATAATTGTTATCATCGCCGTATTGCACCCAATCTTTGTTCTTTTGCTCAATGATGGATGGTGCGGTGTATGATTGAAGTTGTATAAATTCTAAACTCATAATGTTTTCCAATTAGGTGTACCAGGTGCCGTTGTTGTAAACTGCTTCCAAGTGTTGTAAATGTTTGTTGTTCCCGTAATCCAATATCCCAATACCTCCCACATCAACACATTGCCGTTGTAAACCCTAAACAACAATTCATCGGTGTTCTTTGCCACCGCATTGATTGATGTCAATGTAGGCAACGCCATGGTGATGAATGAATAGGACTTTACACACGCCGTGGTCACTTGTACCATTGTTTTGGTGGGTTTGTGCCACACCTCAATTTTTGCAGTCGCTACACCCTCAAAATCCACAAATGGTGTGAATGTGATGTTGGTGGATGTTCCGTTGATGTGCATACCTACAAAACGCCATTAATCGTTTTTGTTACAAATGAAAAACCCCCACCGATTGGTGAGGGCTTACATAACTATAAATCCAATCTAAATTAAGCCGCGGTTTGAATGGTAATAACGCTACCCAATTCAGCATAAGTATCGGCATCAACTGCCATTGGGGGGTTTGGTTCGCTTGACATAAAAGTCAAAGTATTCAAACGAGCATCGCCCATTTGTACGCCCCATGCACTTGAACCACCATTGGCATCACAACCAAGGGTTGCACCAATCAACCAAAATTGGTCGTTTCTATCCCAAACGATGATTTGCCATCTTCCCTGGGTTAAAACTTTCAATTGATCCATGTCCGAATCACCCGTTACGGGGGTTTTCCCGCTTGGTTTGAATGACAAAGTAAAGGTTGTTTCATACGCTGATGTTCCGTTATCACGCGAAGCAATCACGGCGGTTTCCAATGTAGACAAACCTTTCAACTCCCAAAAGTAACCCGTTGATTTTACGGGTGGGGTTGCACCATTGTTGATTTGGGTAACCAAACCAGAACCATCGGTTGTAATGGCGTTTGCAAATTCAAATGGTACGAAAAACGCACCTTTCAAACCACCAACGAATTGTTTACATGGTTCGTATCTTCCTAATAATGTTCCACAACTTGGCATTTTTTTATATATTATTTGGTTAAAAAAAAGGGGTGGGTGTTAGGCCCACCCCGTTATTTTATGTTTTACCTCAAATTAGGTTACATTAATTACAACTTGTTGAGTTGGGTTGGTAGCAATGATACCACCTGTGAAACGCATGATTACACGAACATTCTGTGAACCATCGATATCGCTCATGTCGATAACCTTCACTTCGTTGTAGTCGCTCAACAAACCAGTTCCAAAGTGCAAATCGCTCTTCATACCCAATACACAATCGTAGTCGTTAAGACCAGGACACATGGTTACGGGGATACCTTGGAAGTTCATTGGCTTTTCACCAACATAGAATTGGAAGTTGTAGTTACCAGCAGACAACGCGGCTTGGTATGCTTTCATTGTGGCGGGGCCAACATAGTATTGGTAACCTTCTTTGCCGTACAATGCAGCGGGTGAGTAATCCAATGCTTCTTGCAAACGAGCAACAACATTCGATCCACTTGTTGCACCAGAGAATGGGCGTACAATTGCAGAGTTATCAATCAAGTAACCTACCATACCATCTTGACCAGCAACGATGGCGGAATCATACCAAAGGTTAGATTTCCAAATACCCAATTCGTTTGCTTGTGCTACCTCGGCAGCGGTTTGAGCCAACATGAATTCTTCAAAAGTTGCGGGAAGTTTCTCAAATGCGCTGAAACCCGCTTGTGCTGATTCCCAAGTTGTACGCAATTGGTTTTTACACAACTGCAAGTTCACTTGCTTTTCGATGGTGGTCAACACATATTCGCCCAATGTTACTGAACTTGAATCTGTGAAATCACAAGTTGCATCGGCGATGCTGATTGAATCTTGGTAGTTACGGATAACTTCTTTGAAAGCCACATTGGGGTGCAATGTGATTAATTCCTTTGCCAAGGTTTCGCCTGACAACAGAGCAGCCGCAATGTATTTGTTACCAAATAAACCCGCGTAGGTGTTTGGCGATACTGTTGGGCCACTCAAATGGGTTTTGATAAGATTATTTTTCATTTTTTGTGGTTAGTTGAATAGTTGATTAAATACACGATCCTTCAAAGTTTCTTCACGCTTTGCACCCAATTTGAAAATCAAATTAGATTCTTTGGTGTTGGCTTCGGGATTGAATGGTGTGTGTGGGGCGGGTTCGGTGGCCAATTTTTCCAATAGTTCTTCGTTTTGTGCTGACAATGCAACCTTTTCGGCTTCCAATGCACTCAAACGGGCTTCAAATTTGGCTTCCAATTCGCTGATTTGCTTACTGAAATAAGATTCTTCCATTTCGGTTTTGCTTTTCACGGTGCGTTTTGGCTTCATCATTTCTTCCTTGATTTCATCCTTCATTGGCATATCCTCGGCAACCACTTCTTCGGTGATTTCTTCCTCGGTTACTTCGGCTTCTTTCTTGGCGATTTCAACGATTGTTCCGTTTTCATCAACTTCGATGATGTTACCATCTTCCAATGCGAATTCACCCGCGGGTGCGGCGATTTTTCCATCCTCGGTTACAATAAAAACCGCTTCACCAACTGCGAAGGTATCGGCTTCAAAAATGGCTTGGCCATCTTCGGTTTTTACTTGTGCCAATTCAACCGCCTTTGGTTCTTCGGCCATGCCGAGTTTTACCATAATGCGATCCAAAATTGTTTCTGCGTTCATACTCATAAAACTTTATTATTTGTTAGTGTTAGATTTTTTGTACTCATTCAGCAATTCCTTTACTTCTTCCAATACGCTTGGGGTTTTGCTCATTTTGATTTTGTCGGCAAAGTAACCTTCAATACTGAACCCTTTGAATTTGCCATCCTTGACATCGTTCCACACATCATCATTGGTAACTTTCAAACAACCCATCCATGTTCCGATGGGATCGTTCATACCATAGATTGCAGATTTGTCCTTTTCCATGTCCTCTTTTAACCAGGATTCAACCATGCAAACGCCCTTAACTGCCAATTGGTGTTCAATGGTTGCGTTGTTCTGGTTGCCCTTCATCAAGAACATTTGTGATGCCTTGGCAACTGTTTGTTTGGAAAAGTAAATGTAGAATTCATCCATTTCACCATCCACCATTTGTTTGCGGTAAATGGGTTTATCTGGAATCAATATCGGCCCCATCAAAATTCGCTTTTCGGTGTCAACCTTGGCAAACTTTACTTCATGGGATTTCAATGCCACAAAATTGGATTCAATGGCGGGGGCTTCTACAATGCTTATCGCATCAATGCCACTTGCCATTTGTTGTTCATCCAATATGAGTTCAACAATTCTCATTACCCGTTGTATTTTGCCAAAGTTGAATCGGCATCAATAATCGCTTTGTCCAATTGTTGTGCAAGTGTTTTCAATTGCTTAATTTCTGCAATACCATTTGGATCAACGCCCAATTCTTTTGCTGACTTTTCAGCCCTTGACAATGCGTTTTCAATAACTGTGCTTAATGAATTTGCAAATCCGTATTCAGATTCTAATTTGCTTTGAAACTTACTGGCATTGGCAATTAAATCCAAAACCAATTTTTCCGCAGTTTTCAAATCTGATATTCTTTTTCTTGCTTCGTCAATTCGTGCTTTGACATCATCCAATAAAGCCAAATCCACTTTTACACTTGCCAATTCAACATTGGAAATTTCTTGAACGGCACTTGATGCCATGAATTTTTCAAACGATGTTTTCATATTACTAATAAAACTTGTTAGCCAGGGAATGTTGCATTTTGTTGGATACGGCGGTCAAGGGCTTGTTGGGTACTCATGTCCGTTGCAACTGTGTACGCCTTGATTGGTTTTTGTTGTTGACTTGCCAAACTCTTTGCAAGTTG